GGTGTTGCTATTTATGGTGTGTGGCGCAAGATTGATAAACGGCAGTCAAAGTTTGAATTAGATTTGGTTCGTGTAAGCGACAAGTTAGATTTTATTGTGCGCCAATTCGGTAACAATGGTGGTGGTTTACGTCAAGCAGTTAATGAATTGACGGATAAAGTTTGCCAAATAGAGTCACGGCAAATAACCATAGGTGACAAAGTGGCAAGACTGGAAGGCAAGTTTGAACAACACATAGTAGAAAATGATTAACTGTGTGGGGTATTATCGGACTACTAGCGGTGGGTGTCTTATTGTGGGATGCTTTCAATGACCATAGGGAGTAGTTATGGCGTTAAGTAAATTGACGGGGCTTCAAGCCTTTAGTCACATGAAGCAAATGATGTTAAACCATGTATCAGGTGTGTCTGGTCGTTGTCATGCAACGTGTCAAAATGCGTGGGGTTTACCTGTTAAGTATGCTTCAGCGATTGATGCGTGGAATCATGTGCCGTTGAAGGCTCGCCATACTGACCCAACTAAAGCACCGATTGGTGCGCCACATTTCTGGGATGAACATTATGGTCATGTTGCTTTACAGTCTGACCGTAAAGGCTACGTCATTTCTACTGATGCACCAACTAACAATTTTGTTGGTGAAGTTCCGATTGATTGGTTCACAAAACATTGGGGTAAGAAATATTTGGGTTGGGCTTCTGTCTACAATGATGTTGATTTAGTATTAAAAGATATGCCGAAATAAGGAGTAATAAAAATGACTAAGAAAAAAGCATTAGGTTTACTACAACATTACGCATACGCTGCCGTGTCTGCAGTGGTCGCAGCTTATGTGGCTGGCTATCACACACCTAAAGATTTAGGCATTGCTGTATTGTCTGCGATTATTGCACCAGTATTGGTTGCTCTTGATCCGACTAACACTCTTGTTGGTATTCATTCTGCGCCACCTATTGTTCAGGTTGGTGCTGAAGCAGGGTTAAATAATTCTAAGTAAATTGCACTTGTGTAATTTTACTGGTTTGATTTACTCATGCCACCTATTTGCGGTATCGCTAAAGTATTAGCCGACATGTCGGATGAAGATAATCGTGCGTTGATTGCGTTGTTGTCTGCGCCTATTTCTGCCACTGCTGTTTCACGTGAGTTGATTGCGGCTGGGTACAAGGTTTCTTACCAGACTGTGTACCGTCACCGTACGCAAACGTGTAGTTGTGATGCGCATGAGTAAGTTTTCACAGCGTGTGGATAAGTTGTTGGCAACTGTTGAACAGAACGCTATGGAAACTTCTGTACCTGTGGTTAAGGGTAAGGGTGAGTCTGGGTCTGCGTGGACTGCTGGTGTGGTGTTTGATGGGCGTGAAGGTGAAATCACTACGAAGCCACGCACCAGCCCTGTGGGTTCGTGGGATGAAGAATTAAAGTCGTGGGGTTTTGACCCTGCCTTGTTTGAAGTTGTTGAACCTGTCAGGTTTTCTACATGGCAGACGTATGATGAACGGCAACTGTGGGCGTATAAGGCAACGATTAAATCAAAGTCTGGTTTGTCTGCTACTGAATTGGATGCACTGACTGCACCCGTGAAGCGTGACCGTAGGAAGCCCGTACAGCCACACACAGGCACGTACACGCTTGTTGTACCTATTGGTGACTGGCAGATAGGCAAAGGTGATGGTGACGGTTTAGAAGGCACAGTAGCCCGAATTGAATCATCCATTACTTCAGTGCTGGAACGTGCCAAATTTCTTAGGGCTATGGGTTACGACATTGGCGGTTTGCTGGTTTGTTCACTAGGCGATTTAGGTGAAGGCTGTAAAGGTCATTACGAACAACAAACATTCAATGTGGAATTAGATAGACGTGATCAGAACAAAGTTGTGCGCCGGCTGGCAAGAAATTTCTTGATGGCTCTCGCACCAGAGTTTGAACGGGTGACAGTTGCAGCTGTTGCTGGTAATCATGGTGAGAACAGAAACAATGGCAAATCTTTTACTAGCAACAACGACAATGATGATGTTGCTGTGTGGGAATCTGTTGCTGAAACTTTATCGGTTAGACCCGAATTGTATGGTCACATTAAATGGGTGCTACCGCAAGAAGAATTAAGTGTGTCGGTGCAGGTCGGTAAACAAGTTGTTGGTTTGGCGCACGGGCATCAGGCACGGTCAGGTGATGTGGGTAAGTGGTGGGCTGGTCAGTCACTGGCTGGTTTGAACACGGCTAGTGCAACCATGTTGCTTACTGGTCACTTTCACCATTTTGTTTGTAAGGAAGTTGCTAAGGGTCGGTGGCACATTCAAGTACCTGCGCAAGATGGTGGGTCTGATTGGTTCTCTGAAACGACTAGCAACAGTTCTACTGGTCAGGTTTGTTTCTTGTTGTCGGATAGTGGCTGGTCAGAGTTAGCCATTGTGTAAATAGTTAAAGCCCGTGAATCAGGGAAGCGATCCACGGGCTTTAAGTTTGTTTGTGTTATGAAACTGGCGCAAGTATCTTAACTTGCAAACCTGAAACATTATCAGCGTTGTGTTCAACTAGGCATACATAACCTAGTGCTTCAACTTCAACTGAATGAACAGCAAAACCATTCATTGCTGACTTAGCAATTCGCACTGCTTCAACAAAAACAGCGTAATCATTATTTGTAACCATTGTGGTCACCTAACCTTTCTGCGCTCTCTGCGCTACATCACTTACATTACACGAAACAAAACCAGATGCAAGTCATTTTAAAAAAGTATTTTATTTCTCTTTATTTCTAAGGGTTTTCTGGGCGTGTCACACATTCACCAGCACCAGCAAAATACGCTGCGCCATCAATGAAATGGTCTAAGTCTTGACTAGCTGCGGTTCGTGCCAACTTAACACCAGCCATACACAACGCCACTTGATACGCTTCAACTTCTACACCAAGTATCACTGACCAGATACGTGCAATGTTTTCGTGATTGGTTTTGAAGTCACCAGCCTTACGGTTGCGATCACCGTAGGTTAAATGTTTTGCCATGTCTAAAATTTCGCCACGGTTCATGCCTTCACGTTCAGAAATTTCTAATCGCTTAAATGTTCCCATTAAATTACTCCGTCTAAATCTTCTGTGAAGTCTGGTGTCATATCGTCATAGTCTGGGTCTAAGGCAAGTTCGGTGTATATGCGTTCACCGTTGATGAGTTCGTATGGTGTGCCTGTGAGTTCTTGGTTGGTGTATTGGTCACAGGAGTCGCAGTGGTAATTCTTTTGATAGTCGCTATCCATGACTTCATCAAGGTTGGCAATAGTGAATCCTGTTACTGATTTGCAGGTTGTGCATTTGAGATCTCGCCATACACCGTTGAGTGTTGTGCCTGTCATTCCTGCTCACCGTCTAATGCTTGAATAGTGCGGCAAGGGTAGTTCACTGGATTGCCGTTGGAGTCATAACAAACGTCACAGATTTCCAGTTCGCCCACAATGTTGCCACTAAAAGGCTTGTGCAATTCACGCACACGGCTAATGGCTTCACTAGCCTTACGCAACAACTCACCTGCTTCAGTCACCACAACAGTATCTTCATCATTCCACAGTTTCATTAAGTTGCCTTTCTATCTCAACAAGTTTCATGCGCTTCTTCACAGATCGTTCATGCCCTTTAATAGTTACCTTCTGTGGGTTGCCATCCTTATCAGTCAGCCACAGTTCAGCCAACACAACAATTTTATTCTTCTTGCGTTTCTTACTCATAACTGTTTCGCTTTCAATAACATAAATGTTTCAGGATGTTCTAACGCCATCTGGTTATAGATAGGTGTATCCATTTCATCTACTGGTTTAAACTGGTCTGCTTCAACAAACCCTTTCACAAAACCCACACGATAACTAATCACAATAATGGGTAGTAGTGCAATAAGTAAAAACACGCTAAACATTTTCATACCTTCTTTCAGCTGCTTGCCTTGCCCGTTTCTTTCTCGCCGCTTTCGCTTCGTCTGTTTGGCTAACAAAGTATTCACCTAAATAAACTGGTATCGCTTTGATGCCTTTCTTGACCCGTATCGCCCGGCGTTCGTATGCTGTTGTGCCAGCCCAAATGCCATCCACCTTTACATGCAGTGCATAGTTTAGGCAGTCTTTGAACACGGGACAGCCGGCACAGATTTTAATGATGTGCGGTTTGACCATGTTTGTTTCTTCTTGGCTGACGGGGAAAAATAATTCCGTGCCTTTGTTTTTGCAGTTTGCTTCACTGAAGTCTGGGACATTCATTGTGCATCACTTAACCCGTCTAGGTATCCACGTTCATACGCATCTAGTTGCACATTGTCGCTGACGATTGCCATACCAGATAGGGTTGCTTCAATTTTCGCATCTATGAGTGTGCGTGCAATGACTGACAGTAACGGATCATTGTGGTGGAAGCGTGCCAGTAGTAGGTCTTGTAGTTCTTCTTTTGATTGCGCAGCTGTTGTGGCTGCTTGGTCGTATAGTGATTTTGCCATGTCGTGCCTTTCGTTTGTTTCGCACCACGCTGGTGCGTATTACACTTTACACGAATCAAACCTTGTGGCAAGTATTTCGGGCAAGGTTGAGTGTTTTCCCTTTATTTGCAGGTGCGACACGCCGACACAGAATTTCATCACCATTTCGGTTGCATCCTAATTCAAACCGTGTATGCTAAAGGTATGGCGCAGAGAGCGCAGAACAGAAAGGTAAGACCATGACAACAACAGAAACTATCGCAGGATACTACGCAACATTATTTCCACATAGCGTAACTTGTTACAGCTGCGCAATGGATGATTTAACTAACCGACCTACTTGGTCACATACAGATTTCAATAAATACTATGTTGAAATTACTGCTGATTGTGCTGGCTTGCATTGCACAACTTGTGGCGCAGAAGTCCACAGCGAATAAATGTCAGACCCACAAGATACAACTGAATACATAAACCAAACAAACAAGGAAGGCAAGACAATGGAACAAGAACAAGCAAACGCATTACGCAAACCATTCAACAAAACACAGATAGACCAAATACCAAAACGCAACAACAAAACAGGCAACACCATCTACTTAGATTATGTAGGTCACGCACACGTCACAGACCGATTACTGCAAGTTGATCCGTCATGGACATGGCAACCAGTCGCATTTGACCAGACCACAGGGCAACCAGTCACTGACGAATTTGGTGGCTTGTGGATTGTGCTAACAGTGTGCGGTGTGACCCGTTACGGGTACGGCTGGGCAGACGGTGACAAAGGTGGCAACGCCATTAAAGAAGCCATTGGTGATGCTATTCGTAACGCTTCAATGCGTTTCGGTGTGGCATTAGATTTGTGGATGAAAGAACCAGCAAGCCCACCAGCACCAACAAAACCTGCTAAGGATTTGAAACCAACAAAGAAACTGCCAGCGAACGTGCCAGCAAGTTTAGATGATGGTGAACGTATCGCAGTCGCATACGCAGCTATTGCTTTAGCAACAACGGTTGAATCATTGCGTACTATCTGGTCTGAACATTCAGACATTCTAGACATTGAAGATAACGGCACAACGATCCGTGCATACATTAACCAGCGCAAAGATGAAATTGAAAAGGCTGGCTAGTCATGGATGCTAAATTGCGCAAGAACGGTATCCCCGTTAAATGCGAAACGTGTAAAGAACAAATTGATTTAGGTAACCTATGTTCAAACTGTTTATACACGTGTGGTGATTGCTGTGGCTGTTAGCGGTGTACGTGACGGGGTTACGTTTGATACAGATTTAGACACAGTGCGTTTGAACAAACAAGCGCAGGGCGTTTATGACTTGATGAAGGATGGGGTGTGGCGTAGCCTTAACGGTATAGCCACACTCACCGGATACCCTGAAGCATCCGTGTCTGCTAGGTTGCGTGACTTTCGTAAACCTAAGTTTGGATCATTGACGGTGAACCGTAAACGGGTCATTGGTGGATTGTGGATTTACCAACTAGACATAGGGGCTTCATCATGCGTGACAAAATCATTTGTATCAAATGCGGATATTTGAAAGTGATTGATGAAATGTGTGAAAGGTGCGGTCAATGATAGTAACACCAGCAGCTATTGAGAAACGCCTAGTTGATTTGTCTAAAGAAATTGATGATGCGCAACGGTTCTTAGACGAAGCAGAACAAGAATACTTTGATGCTAAGGGTGCATGCGAAATTGGTTTGGCACAGGCACGGCTAGGTGTTGTTAAAGATGGTTTGAAAATGACTGTGCAAGAGAAGGAAGATGTTGCCACGATTGAGTGTGCTTCACTGTTGCGTGCCTTGTATTCGGCAGATGCAAAAGTTAGGGCGGCTAGGGGTAATGCGCAACGTGTGCGTACACAGATAGACATTGCACGATCAGTTGGAACAAGTGTCAGAGCGGCATTAGATAATTAAAAGAAAAGGGTAAGGCATGAGTATCAAAGAAACATTGATTAACAAACTAACTGAACAAGACAAGACCAGACCACGCAGTATTCAGACACAAGTAGGTGTCAGTGAAATCGGTGGATGCGCTACACGGGTTTGGCATAAAGTGAACGGCACTGAAGTAACAAACCCTGACACACTGCGCCTAGCTGCGATTATGGGAACAGCCCTGCACAGCATGATTGAAGAAGTATTTACACCAGACCCACGTTTCAAAGTTGAAACTGAAGTAAGTGTGGGTGACATTCTTGGACACATTGATTTGATTGATACTGAAACGAACACTATCTGGGATTGGAAAACCACTACTAAGAATTCGTTGGCGTATTTCGGTAGCAAGCAACAAATGTTGCAGGTGCAGTTGTATGGGTGGTTAGCGAATCAGAACGGTATCAAGATTGATCGTGTGGGTTTGGTCGCTATTGCCCGTGACGGTAATGAGTCAGACATTACGGAATTGTCGTGGGCGTATGATGAACAACTAGCCCTTGAAGCGGTAGAGAAATACCACGCAATTAAGGGACAGTTTGAACCACCAGCACCTGAAAAGGATGCAAAGTTTTGTGCAAACTATTGCCCGTTCTTTGGTGCATGCACTGGTGTTGTTGATCCCACGCCGGCTGATGTGATTAGCAACATTGAGATTGCAACATTGGCTGAAGATTATGTAACGATTGCTGCGAAGGTGAAAGAGTTACAAGCGCAACAGGATTACATTAAAGAACAACTAGATGGCACTACTGGTGTGACACCTACGGGTACGGTCATTAAGTGGTCGCAGGTTGCTGGTCGGCAGTCCATTGATGAAGCAGAAGTTGAAAAGTTGTTGGGGTTCGTTCCTAAGAAACAGGGCAACGGTTATCAAAGGCTAGTCATTAAATAGTTAGCAAGTTGTGGCACAATGTGTAGGTGACTGGACACTTACCGAAACTTGTTTCACCTAACCTACCTAATGCCTTGTGTGCAGATAACCGTGTAGACCCTGAACTGTTTTACAGTGATGATGTGCAACAGCCTGACAAAGACCGTGTGGAACTAGCACGCACCATTTGCTTGCAGTGCATTGATCGTGTGCCGTGCCTGTTGTGGGGTTTGCAGAATGAATCGTATGGCATGTGGGGTGGCATGACAGCGAACGAACGTAAAGATTTCAAAAGAAGAAAGTTAAACAAGTTACAGAACCTAGTGGAACTAGGCATCATTTAAGGGAGTGATTATGGGCGCAACACCGCAACAACGTGAAGCGTTTATCACCACCTACATGGACAACTTGCCAGAAGTAATGCGCCCTGATGAAGTGACACGGGCGATTGATTTGGCATTGGCGAACGCTTTTCATTACGGCTGGAATCCTAAACATTTAGCACAGTCAGTAGCTGCTGGTGTGAAGGATGCACAGAACCCTGTGGGTTTAGGTATTCACCGATTGCAGACTTTAAGTAAATGTAAACCTGTGACCACGCCCACGCCGGCTACGTACGAACCCGTGGTGCGTGTACCGCAGTTGCCTAAAGGTTTGCGTGATGAATTGTTTGCCGTGTTGCGTGATGTGGCTTCTGGTCGGATCGTGGGCGAACAGGGTGTGGGTTTGATTGCTGACATTTATGCCCGATTTGCGTTAATGCCAGAGTCCGATTTAGAATCACAGAACATAATTGAATAACCAGTTTCTTGTTTGGTCTGGTAAAAACTAAACCCGTGAGATGCAAAGCCCTTGTGAGAACGGCACACGATAGGCAACCAGTTAAATGGTTTACCGCTTGATAGATAGTTTGTTGAGCGTGGGGTATGGAACACCCAAGCATCAGAAGAGCAGTGGGCAGTCTTATTAGTATGGCTGTTGAATTCCGGCGAACCTTTGGGGGACTATGAGCAAGCATAAGATACAAGTTAGAGATCTTGTATATGAAACATATATAAATTCCAACCAGTGGCAGTTGAAGCGTAAAGAATTTTTTGAGTCTGATTTGCCGACACATTTTTGTTGGGCGTGTGGTGCTGTTCGTGTTAAAGGTTTTCATGTGCATCACAGAACATACAAACGTCTGGGTAAAGAGCAGTTGCATGATTTGACGTTGTTGTGTGAGCGTTGCCATAGTGCGGTGCATCAGTTGGAACGTAATCATAAAATTGGTTTGTTTGATGCAACGAATAAATTTATTAAGTCTAGTCGGAAGTATCTTGGTTTAGATCCGTTGCCTGATTACTTGTTTGAGCGATATAAGAAAACTGTGAAGGTTGCGCAGCTTAGTGCTGGTGTTGTGTCTAATGGTCAGTGTGTAAAGATTTTGCGTAAGACTAAGAAGCGTGCTTCTCGTAGGTGCTTGGTTAGTGGTCGGTTGGTTGATGGTTTTTGTGGTGTGCATAAGGTGAAGTCATGAGTAAGCATAAGATTAAGAAACTATTGGTTGATGAACTTCAGGTGTCTGGTTATTGCCGGTCTGTGTGGTCTGGTGTTTGTGTTTTATGTGATTCTGATATCAACCAGCGTGACTTAATTGTTAAACCTGTTGGTGTCGTTATGGCTTCTAGGTGGTATCACGCTTCTTGTTTTGAAGTTTGGGTTGCAGCTGAGGGTGATCGTAGGGCTAAGGCTGGGCGTGTCGCTGGTGGTAGGCGTAAAAGCCTTGCAATTAAAGGGAAAAAATAGTTTGCTGAAATAGTTGCTTGTTTGTTTGTTTTGGGTTTATGATTGAGTCATAGGGCAGAGTGCCTAGAACAGAAAGGCAAGACCGTGAACAACATTAAGCGTGACATGATTGCACAACTGAAGCGTGAATCACTTTACACATTTGAATTAAGCACACAGAACAATGCTGAAATTACTAAAGGTCTTTACGAATCACGTGGCTTTAAGTGCATCATTGTTCCAACAAGCATGAACTGGACTTTGTTTGTTAAGGCTGGTGCGTAATGATTAGCAACAAAATGATTGCAATTAAACTTTCTGCCTTGTTGAAGAACTGGAACAATGTGGATCAGGCATGGTGGGTTAATGCTGTGCAACATTCATTCAAACACACTGGCACGTTTACGCTTGTTGGTTTCGTTACCACAACTGGCAAAGATGAAACCATTGTTGCTAATGAATTGTTTGGTGCGTAATGAGTCACCGCCACGAATGGTTAGAAGATGAAACAGGTGTGACGTGTTCACAATGTGGCATCACCGAATCAAACAATGAACCAGATGAAACCTACGACACGCTAAAGGAATACTATGTCTAAGATTGTTGCCTATCTTGTTGCTGGAAATAAATGCGTATGTTTATGGTGCGCAACCGATAAACAAAAAATGACAGGCTGGTCATTGCTAGAAACACCACGCCAAAAAAATTACCTTATTGATCTCAAATGTGACGAATGTGGGGTGACTATCTAATGTTAGAAACTTGGTACAACTTGCCGTGGACTGCACGGGGTCGTGTAGTTAAAGGCATCATTGAAACTGTTTTATCCACAGCCATTGTGCTTGTGTTATCCATCAACTAAATTTGAAGTCTGCCGCATTGGGAAGTGGGCAGGGCGAAATAACTGAATAGATTAAAGGCTAGGATCTAGGGGTTCTAGCCTTTAGTCATTTCTTGTGTAAACTATTTGCATGTCCCTAAGTGAATCCATCCAGCAGCTGATTGAAACGTCACCGTCTGCCCGTACTGATGGTGGCGTGTGTACGTCATGGATACTGGTTACTGAATGGGTGGATAGTGACGGGTCTGTGTGGCTGGAAGAAAACCGTACCGCTGATTTACCTGCTTGGCGTAGGTTAGGTATTTTGAATTACATCAGCACCGAACCAGAAGCAGACGAACCCTATGACGAATAGCCGTAAACACAGGGGCTACGCCACGCAAAGAATCGTAGCCAACTACCTGAAACTGCATGGTTTCCCCTACGCTGAATCAACAGGTGCAGGTCGGCAAGGATCAGACATCACTGGCACGCCGTGTATTGATTGGGAAATAAAAGCACGAACAAACTTTGACCCAGCCGGCACTATGAAACAACTACGCCAACGTGCCATTGACGGCACATTACCAGTGGCTGTGTTGCGTTTGAACGGTCAGGGTGAAAAGAGTGTGGAAGATTACTGCGCCATTATTCCGTTCAGTGTGTTGGTTGAGTTGTTAAGGGATGCCGGCTATGGCAATAACACCTAGACTGCTGACCAGTGAGTGTTCAGCCCACTACCCACGCCTGTGGCATTTAATTGAACAGTCAAGTAGTAACAAGGATGCACGAAAGTATCCGATACTTTTGGACATGATTAACTTCTGCCAAGAGTTTGAAAACTGGCTACTGGTCACAACAGAACACATGGGTTTGATTTTGAATCAGGAACTACCCACACACGCACACGAACCCAAGTATGGATCAAGCCCAATAATTGAATTAAGACTTGAATGGTTTGCAGACAACATAGGTCGCTTTCTTGTTCGTCAGGAAGAAATCGCTACCCAGATGTTGTTTGATTTATCTGACTGGCATGAAGCCATCTTGTACCGCACCAGACCAGAAACTTTACCCAAACATGCCAGCCGGCGTAAATGCCCAGAGTGTCAAGAGTATGCAGTGATGCAATACGGTCAAGATTTCTTTTGCGTAAACCGTCACTGCGAACACACTTGGAATAATGAATAAACAGTTACGGGCGCAGCTGTGGTGGCGGTGTCAAGGGTATTGCGAAAAGTGCGAAACCCACATTGACCAAAACAATTTCGCAGCACACCACCGACAACTACGGTCACAAGGTGGCAAAGACGATATCCAAAACCTTGTAGCCCTATGCCACAACTGTCACAACTTAGGCACAAAATCCATACACCTGAACCCTAAACATTCTTATTTAACGGGCTGGATGGTTCACGGCTGGCAAAACCCTGCAAGTGTTTTGATTTGCACTGATGCTGGTTTGATTGTAAGTTTGAATCCAGAAGGCACTAAAACTATTTATCAGGAGAAACCCACATGGCTGGAGAACCAACAATAACTTTCACAGGGCGTTTAGGTAACGATCCCGAAATTCATTTCACACAAACAGGGCGTGCAGTAGCCAACCTAAACATTGCCGTCACGCCACGCACCAAAGACGGTGACACATGGATAGACAAAGACACCTTATGGTTTCGTGTCGCATTATGGCGCAACGCTGAAGCAGCTGTGGAAGAACTAATCAAAGGTGACCTAGTAACCGTCACAGGTAAATTTGCTAACAACACCTACACAACTAAAGATGGTGACACGAAAACATCACTTGAAGTAGATGCCGATTTTGTTGGACTCATACCGACAGAGAAGAAAAAGAAAGAAGAGTTGCCAGAATGGTAAACCGATTTGGTGTAGTAAACAAACTATTAAACAACACGTTCCTTTCAACCGTTGTCATTAACACATTGTGTGAACATTTAGCAGAAGAATTAAACGCTTTCGCTGATGCGTTGCATGAATCTGGTGACGATTTATCACAGGTCGCTGGTATCCGTAAAGCGGCTAAAATTATTTACATGAAAGAGATTGCATAATGAGTGAAGAATTAGAACCACAACAAGTACCTGACAGTAATTGGGTTGAAACCAGTTTTGGGCGCAAAGACTTTGAACTTGAAGAAGAATCAAAACGCACCTACACAGACAACACCAGTCTGAAAGCGAACGGTATTGATGCAACCGTGTTCCGTACATGGGCTGACACGAACGGTATTATGATCCCGTCACGTGGTCGTATCCCCGTCACCATTGTTCAAAAGTATTTAAGCGAACACTAATCTTGAGTAGGGGCTGTTTGTTTCATCCTTTCTTGGCAGTCCCTACTCAACCAAAGGACATGATGGACTATTTAGACAACACTGTAACGTGGGTGACAACACCAACCGAAACACAACAACTACGTGACATCATCCAGCGTGTACGTGACACACACACAAACCTAAACCCTGACGGATCAGAAAGCCCAACATGTTTACACTGCACATTCCGCCCGTATCCCTGCCCAACAATACTTGCAATAGGTGACCCAGAATGAAATTACTAATCGCTTTCATGTTTGGTTACGCCACCAAAGCAGTAATCAACTACATACGCAATGTCATTATTATGCAAAAGGTTTACAAAGCATTGGATAAAGAATGGCTGGACTAACCTACGCAGCTTACCTAACAGGCATAGTCATAGCCATCATGCTGGTGTATGCGTGGTTTGATAAATGATAAACACGTACGCATGTATACATTGCGATAAAAGATTTGAATGGGATGAACTTGTAAAACATTTAGGTGAGTGCCATCAAGTGAAACTAATGTCACCCTACCGTGACTTCAAACCCGTACACAATGACTGAACCAATACGCCAAGTCTACGGGGATGGCAAACGTGAACAAGCAGTAGTAGACGAATTAAAAAAACACTACCCGTGGGACTTCTACAAAACACCACCGTTCTACTTCATAGACTACCTAGTGAACAAAACCACACCCAAAGGATACGCAAACTATATTGGTGGTTTAGAAATCAAATGGTTAAATATGTCATGCGCCGGGCAAACAAAATTCCCTTACCAAAAACTACAACGCATGCTATTAACAGAACCTTTAGACGATAACCCTGAAGCGTTTAACCGTATCTGCATACGTTACACAGATGCCTACCTACTCATACCAGCGTATTTGCTACGGTCTATCAAACCCCAATACATTCAAACACGCAAAGACACAAACGAATGGGATCATAACTTAGTATTTAGTGCCACGGATTATCCACAATTCTTAACACCAACAGTCATAACCGAAACAAACAAACCTGCGGTAAACTAGAAAACATGGCAACTAGCAAAATCCCCAACGGCAGACCAAGCAAAGCCGGCAAAGTAGACACACTACGTCGTGAAACAAAAGTGATGGAACTACGTGCGCAAGGGTGGACATGGCAACGCATAGCAGATGAAGTCGGATACGCTAGCGCATCAGCTGCGAAAACAGCATTTGATAACGCCATTAAAAGAACCATGCAACCAGTCGCAGACGAAGTACGCACACTAGAACTAGAACGCCTAGACCGTTTCCTAAGTTACTTATGGGATAAGATAGAACAAGGTGACCCAGTAGCGATAGATAAAGGGTTAAAGATTATGGATCGCCGTGCCAAATACTTAGGCTTGGATGCACCAATTAAACAGCAAGTTGAAGTGACAACATTTGAAGGTGGTAGTGAACTTGACCGAGAAGTTGCCAGACTTGCTCAACTACTCACTGACAGCGCAAGTAGCAGGCAGTCGGGTGTTGTGGACACACCAACAAGCACGGACAACGCAACTTGAACCTGACGGTACTTGGTCTACATGGTTAGTGTTGGCTGGTCGTGGATTCGGTAAAACCCGTCTAGCAGCTGAATGGTTAGCGTGGCAAGCAATACGAAACCCTAAAGTGCGGTGTGCTGTTGTTGCACCCACGTTCGCTGACGGGCGTGACACCTGTGTTGAAGGTGATAGTGGTTTGTTAAGTATTCTGCGCCGGTACGGGGTGTTGAAAGAACCTAACGGCTGGAACAGGTCTATTGGCGAAATCAAACTAACCAACGGTAGCCGTATCAAAATCTTTAGCGCAGACGAACCAGACCGGCTACGTGGCGCACAACATCACTACGCATGGTGCGACGAACTAGCAGCGTTCAAATACGCAGACGTATGGGATCAGTTACAGTTTGGTTTACGGTTAGGGCAACACCCACAAACAGTAGTCACCACCACACCAAGACCCAAACCGTTAGTGCGTAACCTTGTAGCCCGTGAAGATGGCACAGTAATCGTCACCCGTGGTAGCACCTTTGACAACGCCGCCAACCTAGCACCAGCCGCCTTAGCAGAACTACAAGCACGCTACGCCAACACACGCCTAGGTAAACAAGAACTGTATGGCGAAATACTAGACGATAACCCAAACGCCCTATTCCACCAAACAAACATAGACCAGTATCGCATAGATACAGCACCAGCAAACATGCAACGTGTCGTAGTAGCGATAGACCCAGCAGTAACCGCCAACGAAACATCAGACGAAACAGGCATTATTGTAGCCGGCAAATCAAATGACGGACAGGCATACATTCTCGCTGATTACACAACAAAGTCTTCACCTATGCAGTGGGCGCAACGTGCCGTAGACGCATACCGCACACACCACGCTGACGCTATCGTTGTGGAAGTAAACAATGGTGGTGACATGATACCCACCCTGATAGCCCAAATAGATTCAAGCGTTTACGTGAAACAAGTACGTGCCACCCGTGGCAAACAACTACGTGCAGAACCAGTAGCTGCATGGTACGAACAAGGCAGAGTCCACCATACCAACACCTTTGACGATTTAGAAATCCAAATGACATCATGGACACCAGACGATCCAAAATCACCAGACCGATTAGATGCACTTGTGTGGGCTTTAACAGACCTACTAGAAGGGTCAAACCTTGTAGGTTACTTGAATAACTTGGCAGTGTTCTGCAAGAATTGTAGTCTACCCATGCCGAAGAATTACAATACTTGTTCAAGTTGTGGCACACCGCTACATGAGAGTGAACAAGGCTAGGAGTGTAAATGGCTATCAGTGACCGTATCCGTACCGTGTTAGGTATAGAAAAAGCAGCACCATCATTACCGCAAGGTGCAGTCACTCAAACATTCACACAAGAAGAATTACGTGAAATCGCTAACCAAGCGTATCAAACGGGTGTGTTTCAAGAAATCAACCGCAACCCTTTCTACGCTGCTACACCTTTCGGACCGGGTAACCCACTAACACCAGCCGCCATTAACCAAGTCGGTGAAGATGGCAGACCAGACCCACGCCGGTTTGAATACCCTGTCGCTTGGAACGTGTTTGTTACTGAACAGCGTTTAGTGCCGTGGAAGGCATTACGTTTAGCAGCTGACCAGATAGACATTCTGCGCCGCTGTGTTGAAGTGTTGAAATCTAAAATGGCTGGCATGGACTGGGACATAACCTTTTCAGACAGTGCATCAGAGTTGTTTAGTAAAGGATCAGATAAAAACCATGTACGTGCAATGCAAGACGCACGTGACGAATACGGTGACGAAATCACACGGGTTAGACAGTTTTGGCAAACACCAGACCGCATCAGTGGGCTAGGGTTCAAAGACTGGCTAAACATGGCGTTGGAAGATTTACTTGTGTTGGATGCGCTTGCCATCTATCCACACCCTGACCTTAAAGGTGACCTGCACTCACTAGAAATCATTGACGCTTCAACTATTAAACCAGTATTAAATGAGTATGGCACACGCCCTGTCACCGGTCCGGCGTATCAGCAAATTTTGTACGGTTTCCCACGTGGCGAATTCTTACCAACATCAGATGACCCAGACCAAGACGGTACATTTAGTGCTGATGAACTTATTTATTTGAAACGTAATCACCGCACTTGGACACCATACGGTTACAGCCCTGTTGAACGTGCCTTGCCGGTGGCTGACATTTATGTGAAACGCCAGCAATGGATTCGTGCAGAATTCACTAACGGTGTCATGCCAGACATGATGCTTAAACCTGATAAAGCATTTAACGTAACACCTGACCAGTTGCGTGCTTATGAAAACATTTTGAATGATGATTTAAGTGGGCAGACTGAACAGCGTAGGCGTGCAAGGATTCTTCCACCGGGTCTTGATCCGATAGATAACACTGGACATAGTGAAAAGTTTAACGACACATTAGACGATTATTTGATTACCAGCATCACGGGTCATTTCGGTGTGTTACCGACAGAGATTGGTTTCAGTGCCAAAGGTGGTCTTGGTGGCAGTGGACACCAAGCAGGTGAAGCAGAGTCAGCGAACCGTCTAGGTTCTGAACCGTTAATGAAATGGTTAGAGCAACAACTGTCAGACATTAGTTACCGCTTCTTAGGCATGCCACGTGAACTTGTGTTCAAGTTTGTTTCAGGTAATGAGTCTGATACGGGTGAAGGTGCGAAACGTAGAGTCGCTGAAATCAACAGTGGGCAACGCACCCTGAACGAAGCAAAAGCAGAACTAGGTCTACCCCTAATTGACTCACCCTATGCAGACATGCCAATGATCCACGCTGGTGCTAACGCTTTCTTCATCTCACCTGAAGGCATTGTGGCAGTGGGTACAAACACAGCCACACCAGCAGACACACCAACAAACCCTATTGAACCCGTGGATGATGTCGCAGATGACGATACCGAAACCGTGGCAGATAACACTGATGCAGTCGCTGAAGTTAAAGCGTTCCTGAAATGGGCTAAGAAACCACAAGCACGTGACTTTGAATTCATGGCAGTAGACATGATGCAAGGACTGGCATTAAACGCAGCGTACAAAATTGGTGACACGGATTTAATTAAGTCTTTAGCGGATGGTGTCTTAAAAAAAGCGTAAGCCCTAGAAACAGGGCTAAACAAGAAACCATTAACCATAATGCGTTGCTGATTCTTTCAGCGTTGCGTGCTATGGGTGATGGTGAAAAGATTGCCACAAAGTTTATTGAACATCATGCAGCTGATTATGCGAAATCGCCACAGGTTGATAACGCTAGGGCTTGGGCTAACCTGAACATTAAACTAAACACGACACAGTTAGAGAAAGTATTTGAACAAGTGTACGGGTCTGGATGGGCATACGGTCAGGTTGATGCACAACAAGAACTAGGTTTAATCTCTGGTGATCCGTGGGCTGACTGGTCACCCGGTAATGCTGGTGCTGCCGCCCTTGTAGACCCAGCGAACGGGTTACAAGCGTTACTGGATGCACGTGGTGTCACATTGGCTGGTATTGAAAGTAGCATGCTTGACCGTATCGGTACACAATTAGCCACTAGCCTTAGTCAAGGTTTGGGTATTCAAGAAACCGCTAGCATGGTGAATGATTTATTGAATGATCCTGCACGGGCTATGGTTATTGCACGTACCGAAACTGCTGATGCACTGGTGCAGTCAAACCTTGACCAGTACCGCACTGAAGGTGTTGAAGCATTGGAATGGCTAGTAGGTGACCCGTGTGACGTGTGTGCCGAGAATGATGGACAAATAGTTTTACTAGGCGAAGCGTTTCCGTCTGGTGACACTGAACCACCAGCGCACCCTAACTGTGTATGCGACATTGCACCAGTGACTGAATAGATAAACACACACCTAGTGTGGCAAAATAGACCGTAACCCTTTAGGAGAATTCATGGCACTCGTACACACCACAACAACTGTAAGCACAACACCAATACAATTAGTGAAAATGCCTAACGGAGTCGGCTACACTGCGGTACAAATCGCCAACAATACAGGCGCAACCATTTACATAGGTGATGCAAGTATCACTTCAAGTGGC